ATGTTCTCCGGGTTGGTGATCTTGAAGGTGCTGGCAGGGTCCAGCGGGAACAGTGAGATCTTGCTGCCGGGCGGACGCAGCGGATCGGCGTACACGTGGAAGAACCAGTCGCCACGCATGATGCCGTAACGCTTGTTGGAGTTGAACTTGCTGTAGAAGCGCTCCCGGCGAGCCAGGTCGGTCATCACCTGCGTTGCCAGCAGTTGATCGTTCGGCGTTCCGAACACTGGGTCGGGGATGATGGTGAGATCGTTTGCCATGTAACGATGCAACGTTTCTACGATGACCCGTCCGGACGGCACGTAGATCGGCCGGTCCTCCGCTCCACGGCTGATCAGCTTGAACGTGTCCGGCACGCACCAATAGATCGCCTCGTACAAAGCATACGCACCTAAGCGCTGCTGCTCCGTTACGTCAGGAACCCAAGTAGGCAAGCTGCCAAGCAGAGGCTTCGCAGTTGCGTACTGATTCATGTCAGGCATGGATCTCCTCCGGCTTCCGTTGCAGCCACTCAAACACGACCGGGTTCTCCTTCAGCAGCAGTAGCAGAGGCGTGTCCATGCGACTCACGAACTCCTCCTCCTTGTCCCTGCCTTCCTCAACTGGCGTGGGAATGTTGTACGTCCACAGCAGCGCATGCAGGAGCTCGTGAACAAGCGTGTTCTGCAAGGCAACGAGGGGACGTGTGTCATCGATGTAGATGTTGAGCGTGTCCGGATGCGTCTGGCCGAAGGCATCCTGACCATCAGTGCGGCAGAACCGCATGAGCTCGGCCTGGCTCCAAGTTATGTTGAAAACAAAGGGTCCTATGCGAACACGCTCCGGCCGGTCACTCACGTAGGTCTCCCGCTCAGGTTGGCACGGCGAACCCTAGCATGCTGCTTGCCACCACTGACACCCGGACCGCCGAAGTAGCCACGCATGAACCGGCCGAGCGCCTCAGGACCGTGGTCGTCCTTGTCCATCGGCGCTTCCGGCGCACTGCGCAGTGACTCCTCTTTCGTGTCCGGGTAACGGTAGTCGTTCATCTCTCGAATGAGCTCAACGCAGCGCCGATCAATCAGCAGCTTGGGTTGCCTGTTGGCGAATGGAGCATCCAGCGGTTGCAGCTTCAAGTGTTGGCGGATGAGCTCCAGACGCCACTTCAGCTCGCCACCTGTTCCGGTGTTGGCCTTCAAGTGCAGCGCTTTCTGCAGCACTGCCGTGTCTCCCGGCTCCGCTGGGTCCGGGTACATCATCCTTACGTGCTTGGTGATCGTGTTGGCTGCAAGGTCTCTGGCGATGTCGTTGATGTCCTTCTGCTGCGCTCGGTACTCGCCAATGACGTAGACGTTGTCCCACACGTCCACCTGGATCAGCAGCCACACGAACGGGTTCGTCCAGCCGTAGTCGATTGCTGCGTACAACGGCCAGCGGGAATTGTAAGCGATGTCGGTGACGTGTACTTCCTCGTCGAAGTCCTTGAACACACGGCCGACGAACTCAGTGAAGTCAGCGCCGACCTCCTGGTTGAACTTCTCCTCGGACATGTCAAGCATCATGTCCAAGATTTCCGGGTCCACGCCTGCCCGGTCAGCGACGGCACGGCTCAAGCCACGTGGCGACTGCATCGCTGCACGCACAAGGGCGATGCCTTCCAGCGTTGCGCCCTGAGGGAAGACTACGTCATTGGCCCACGACGGCATGCGCCACGAGTTCCATGACCTAGCGTTTGGGTTCTTCCCTCGTTGCCACATGCGGTAGAACCAGTTCTTGCCCTCCGGCGTTGACGTGTGCAGGGACCATCCACGCTGGTCGGCGAGCGTAGGACGCAGGTACTTGACCCAGACGAGCTCCTTGAGCTTGGCTGCTTCGGCCAGGATAACTCCTGCAAGACCTTCACCGACCAGTGTCCCAGGATACTTAGCACTCTTGGCATGGACCTTGAATGCGCCGTTCCAAAGCGATATAGCCAGGTCACCGCTCTCAGGATTGTTGTATGTACCCGGACGGTCGAACGGAACTTCAAGCTTGCGTAGAGCGTTGTAGACGACACGGAACTCCTTTTCGCTGTCGGAGTACTCCGGCCCTACAATCCAGAACTCCCTTCTGCGGCCTTGGTCTTCGAGCTGCTTCTTCAGCGTGTAGGTGACCAGCGCTTCCGGCACTAGCTCGTTGCCGCCTAGCGTTGACTTGCCAAAGCGTCGTCCACACGCAGCTACACGATGCCGTTCCGGCGCTCGGTGAATCATGCGCTGGCCCCGATGCGGCTCGTAGCCGATCAAGGGCCAGAGCTGTTCCTTGTCGTAGCCGAACTGCGGAGTGGAGGAGGCGAGCGCTGTCATCGCTGCTTCCTAGCCTCGTAGATGAACAGCGCTGCTGCGTACCACAGCGCCGCCCAGCTAAGGACCAACGTGATGCCAAGCATCTGCCGGTCGTCAATGGCGTTGAAGTACCACAGCGGGAACGTCACGAGGAAGCCCACCACGCCAATGGTGAGCATTCCCCATGACAGCTTCTCCGCTCCGCTCACTTCTTGCGCTTGCCTTTCTTCCCTCCGCCGCCAGCTTGTGCGTTGCTGATCCTTGCAGCGCTGGACTTGCTGAAGCCCTTGCGCTTCAACGCTTCGTAGACACGAGGTCGCTTGATGCTGGCGTACTTCTTACCGGGCATCAGACACGCTCCAGCACAGCCAGCAGGATGATGAACGCAAACCCTGCAAGGATGCAGATGACCAGCGCCCGTTCGATGTTCACTTGTTCCGGCCTGCCAGCATGGTGATGATGCTGACCAGCAGGAACAAGCCGATGAGGATTCCTAGGATGACGCCACTCAGTCCGGTCCACACAGTGTCGTTCTCAGCGAGCATGAACATGTGATTACTCCTCTGTCCAGATGACGGTTGCAATCCATTGGTCAGTCGTCGGGTTCTGTGTAGCTAGCGTGTAGTCCAATCGCAGCAGCAATCCCTGGCTCGGCCTGATCACCACCTCCTGCGTGTCAAAGAAGATGTCCCTGTCAAACATCTCGTACATCGCTTGTGCAGTAACGGTTCCAATGGCGCTGATGCGAGGCGCAAACTCCTCAGTCAGCACTCCACCGGATAGCGTTGCAGCAAGCGCCGTTCCGGCACTGACGGCATCAGCACTGGCGTCCTGCTGCACGCTCACGTTCAGGTCGGACGTCAGCGACGTATCGCCAGCGTTCTTGGTTACTGTCACTCCGCCTGTCGGCGCAGACGTGATGCGGTAGAACCGAATCGTAGGCGGCAACACGGTAACGGCCTTCACTGCTTGCTGAATCACGTCCAGCGCAACAGCCTTCACTCGCACAACCTTGCTGGCACTACCGTTCCACAGCGTCATGAGGTTCTGCCCGGTAGTGCCAGCACGACCCGGAATGCGGTACGTGGAAGCCCTGCCGTAGAACGTCGGCGTTGCCACTGCGGCTCCTCCTCCTGTTGCAGTTAGGTCGTAGACGTTGCCAGCAGGATCCTTGGCATACAGCTTTCCATCGGTGCCAGCGTAGAGACGAACCGTGCCAGCAGCAGGAGCCGCCGGAGCCGCTTGCTGCACAATGTCATACGCAGTGAGGATCGGAGTAGGCATTAGCCAGTGACAACGACTCGGTAAGCGTTGCTGGCCGGAGCAGTGACGAAGCGGATCGTGCAGTTGTTCGTGTCGGTGAGCTCCACGTCCACTTCAACGAGCCGGAACGCACCTGTTGCTTCAAACACCTGCACATTGACCCACTGGTTGCCGAGTGCGTGGTTGACCACGAAGGATGTAGCACTGCCGTTGCCGATTGCAGCGCTGTACTTCCTTGCCACCACAGCGGTGTCCACTCGCACCGATGTACCGTCGGCCACGATGCCGACGCCAGCAGCGTTGATGCTGATGACCGACCCCGACACTGAGATGCCGTTGCCGCCGCTGTACACCGCTGCTGCGCCTTGCTGAACCCACGATTGCGCATCGGTAGCAAGGTTGGTGACCGTGTTGATCTGCGCCCACGTTTGATTCTGCTGCCCGCCTTCGTTGACCCACACGGTTGCGCCGTCGGCGAGTTCTGCAGCGGTGTCGGCATCCGGTGCTCGTGTCCATGCGCCAGCAGCAACGACGTAGATACCGTTCGCAGCAGGAGAGGCCTGGTTCTTC